CCCCTGCACCTGCACCTCCACCTGCACCGGCACCTGCACCTGCACCTGCACCTGCCTCTGCACCTGCACCTGCACCTGCACCTGCACCTTCACCTGCACCTGCACCTGCGTCCGCACTATCATCTGACGCTGTGGCTGCATTAGCGCCTGCGGTGGCTAAACAACAAGCTGAATATACGATTCATCCCGAAGCCCAAGCGTTTTACGATCTATTTGCCCTTTCTAAAAATCAGGCAGATAAGGCGATGGGCGACGCAATTCAAACCGCGCACTTAAAGCAAATAGAACTTCAGAATAAGCCAGACCAACTGATGTCGGTATCGCCAGGCGGCGTAGTCATAGATAAAGCAACCGGCGAAGTTAAGTTTACCGCTCCAGCTGCGCCAGAAAAACCTGAGCCAAAAACCGACGCGCAAAAAAATTACGAAGCGGCAAAAGATGGGGGGTACACTGGTACTTTTGCTGACTTTTTGGATCAGCAGCGCGAATCGGCAGATGAACGGGAATGGCGCAAAGCGGTTAAAGACGGCACGTTTAAAGGTACGTTCTTGCAATGGAAACAGGCGCTGCGCCCGGTATCAAATACCATTAATCAACCAGCGCCGACCGTTACTATGGTGCTTGACCCCGCCGATCCTACACGTATGCTGTCCATTAATGCTAGGGAGTATCGAGGTGGGTCATTAGGTTCGCCTGGCGTTATTGGTATCGCCGGCAAAGAGCCCACTGTAGGTAAGAAGCAGGAGGCTAAAGAAGCAGCGCAAGATAATGCGGGCAACATTATTGCGCAACTGCGCCAGAGCTTTGATCGTTTGGATCAACTTGGTGGCATAACGTCTACGCAAAACAGAGCTGGAACTAATGTATTGGCAGGCTTGAGTTCGTCTGGGTTTGGGCAAGCTACAGGCCGTTTGTTGGGTACAGAAGCTCAGTCCGAACGTAACAAAATTCAGCAAACACGGCCATTGCTTATGACCACCATCATGCAAGCGATGGGGATAAGTGCAAAACAGTTGGATTCCAATGCTGAATTGAAATTGTGGCTGTCTGCAGCAACCGATCCAACCTTAGATTTGCAGGCGAATAAATCCGCGTTAGCTAATTTAGAGCGCATGTTGACCAACAAAAATGCTGCTGCAGCTGCAGCACCTAAACCAACAACCACACCTAACGCGCCGGCGGTAGGTACAGTAAAAGACGGCTACAAGTTTAAAGGTGGTAATCCTGCGGACAAAAACAACTGGGAAAAGGTGAAATAAATGGCCGGCCCTTGGGAGCAATATCAATCCGTACCGGCTGAAGATATAGGCCCGTGGAGCGGGTATCAGACGATGCCTGCAGTTGCGCTAGAAGAGCCGCCTGCAGGTGAGATACCCGGCCCTCGCCGGCAACTACCAGCGTGGGCAAAAGATTACCCCGGCCTGTACGAAACCGCGCAAGGCGCGCGGCAATTGCTTGGGCCAGCCATTGAAGCCGGCGGTGCGGTGAGCGGCGCAGCTTTAGGTTCTTTGGGCGGCCCTCCTGGCACTGTCATGGGCTCTGCTGCGGGTTATGGTTTAGCTACAGGCGCCCTACGTCAAGCCGATGTTTTGCTTGGTAACGTGCCTGAGATGACGGTGGGTGAAGGCTTGGAAGCTGGCGCCCGCGATCTGTTGATGGGCGCTATTTTTGAAGCGGGCGGTCAGGTCGCTGCACCTTACATTGATAAAGCGCTGCAGTTGGGTAGCCGAGGCGTGGGTTGGCTGTATGACACGCTGTCAGGTCAAATAGGCGCGCAAAAAGCCGCCAAGATACTGCGTGACTCATTAGGTGTTGATGTTGGCGCTGCCCGCGCGTTAGCGCGCACGGCACCAACGGATGTTACCGCCGCGCAGTCAATTGCTGGGTTGACGTCTCCCACCACGCAAGCGTTGTTAGAGCAAGCGGCCAAGCGTGATCCGCGCTACATGCTGACTACAGCTGAAGCGCAGGAAGCTGCACGCATCAATCAGTTGGCAGAACTTGCTGGCGGGGAGTCTCAAGCAGCAGCTCGCGGTGCGCAAAAACAAGCTAAAAATGAACTGCGGTATAGATTGTTGCCCCAATTAGAAGCTGATATGGCAGCGGCTAATATGGGAGGCACATTGGGGATGCAACTACGCGCGCAGGCCGAACGTATGGGCACCGTTGCTGCGCAAAAAGTTGGGGATGTACGCCGTATGGCGCCAGCGGCAGAACGACTGGCTAGAGCGGGTAGCGAACGAGGTGCTGCTCAGCGTGGTCTGCCTGTGCCGGGCCGTTACACTTATGAAGGTGAGTTAGCCAAACGCGCTGATGAGGTAGCAACACAAGCCGCTGAAGGCTCGCTCATTTTCGGCGAGGCATCGCGGTTTGCCACAGCGGCAGCTAACAGTCTTGAGGCACACGGGTTAAAGCCGCTCAAGGGCGACGCGATTGTTGCCAGCATTGAGAAGACGTTGGCTGACCCCAAGCTTGCGCCAGGCAACCGTGACTTGCAACGCGCGTTACGCCGCGTGGCCAGTGACATTCAGCAGTGGACGAATCTGGGTGGCGTGATTGACGCTTGGGCGCTAGACACCATTCGCAAAAATTCGGTCAATGCGGTGGCCAAACAATTGTACCCAAATGACGCTAGAGCGCAAAAAGAACTTGCGGGAAAAGTGCTGGAAAGCGTGCGCCCATCCATTGTGAAAGCAGTGGAAGACGCGGGCGGCAAAGGTTATGGCGCGTATCTAGATGCCTATTCGCAAGGCTTAAAAGCCGTCAGCGAAAAGAAGATGAGCGCCAAAGCGTTAGAAATGTACCAGAGCGATCCAAACGCTTTTATTAAGTTAGTCGAGGGCAACAACTTAAAAGAAGTTGAAAAGATATTTGGCGCGGGTAGTTACGACATCGCTAAAGAGATGAGCGCCAAAGCCATGCAGGTATTCAAGAGTGTGACTGGCGAAATCAAGCGCGACGTTAGCGTTACAAAGCAAGCTAGTGCTGGCCGCGATGCGTTGCGTGAGCTGCTAGAAGCAAATCAATCCAAATTCCGGTTTCCTAGTTTTGCTTTTAGCCGAACCACTACTACCGCTAACGTGGCTTTAGATGCCTTGTCAGAGAAACTGGGCAAGGACGTCATGAATAGATTGACGGAAGCTGCCAAGTCTGGCCAGAATATGGCTAAACTGATTGACACTTTGCCGGCTGTTGAGCGTAACAGAGTATTGCGCCTGTTTAACAACCCGCAAGAATGGATGGTCATACCCAAAGAGGGCCGTGGGGCGGCGACGGTTAACATGCTGGCACCGGACAATCAGAACAATCTGAGGAAATAAATGGCATCCCTAACCCCAACACCCAAGCAGCAGTTCTTTGACGATAACGGCAACCCGCTGGTTGCCGGTAAGGTCTACACCTACGCCGGCGGCACGACCACGCCGATCGCAACCTACACCGACCAGACGGGCTTGACTGCCAACACCAACCCGATCATCTTGGATGCGTCAGGCCGCTGCGACATCTGGCTCTTGGCGACGCTTGCGTACAAGTACGTAGTCACCGATGAGAATGATGTGCAGCTCTACACGGTAGATAACATCGTCGTGCCGCCAGACATCCTGTCGTTTGGCTCACCTCCCCCGATCGGTAACGTTGCGCCTAACACGGGCGCATTCACGACGCTATCAGCCTCTGGCGACTTGGTGACGTTCTCGGGGTTTGGCGCTACCCGACTGCAAAATGGCACCACGTCCGACCGCCCAGCCTCTAGCAGCACGGGCATGATCCGCTACAATACCTCGCTACAGCAGTTTGAGGGTTACGGCTCGTCAGGGTGGGGTGCGATCGGTGGTGCGGGCGCTACAGGTGGTGGCACCAACCAGGTGTTCTACCAGAACGACCAGTCGATCACCACCAGCTACACGTTGACCGCCGGCAAGAACGCCATGTCGACCGGCCCGATTACTTTTGCCTCTTCTTTTGCTGGCACTGGTAGTATTGCGGGCACAACATTGACAATTTCGGCGGTTACCGCTGGCGTCTTGGCTGTTGGCTCTGTGATTGCTGGTAGCGGTGTGACCGCAGGCACGACGATCACGGCCTTGGGTACGGGGTCAGGTGGTGCAGGCACGTATACTGTTGGCACCTCGCAGTCGGTGTCCTCTACGGCCATCACCTCGGATATTGTCCTCACGGTGCCAGATGGCGTCCGTTACGTCGTCATTTAAGGAGAAAGTATGGCAAGCACTATCACCGCCGGTAATGCAACGAACGGCCTAGCGCTGTCTTGCGACAATACGGGCATTCTGGAGCTAAAGACGGGCACAGGCAGCGGCACGACCGCAGTGACGATTGGTACAGGGCAGCAGGTTGCTGTCACGCTGGGGTCTGCTGCCGCACCATCGATTACGTTTTCTGGTGACACTAACACAGGTATTTATTCCCCCGCTGCGGATACGATTGCGTTTGCAGAAGGTGGCGTTGAGAGCGGACGTTTTGATTCCACCGGCGCTTTGTTGGTGGGAACAACTAGCCCAACTGGAAGCGTTAATTTTTCTGTTGCTGCTGACACTACAGTAAAAAACCCAATGTCTGTTGTGAACACGCGAGCGACTGCTGCAACAGACTTTTCAATACTGTTTTATAGAGCAGGAAATATTGTCGGCTCTATCCAAACATCTTTATCCGCCACTTCTTATGTTACATCGTCTGATTACCGCCTAAAAGAAAACGTACAGCCAATGACGGGCGCATTGGCAATGGTTTCGGCGCTTAAACCTGTGACCTATAAGTGGAAGTCTGATGGCTCGGATGGTCAAGGATTTATCGCCCACGAACTTGCTGAAGTGTGCCCTGACGCTGTAACGGGTGAAAAAGATGCGGTTGATAGCGACGGCAACATCAAACCACAAGGCATTGACACATCGTTCTTAGTGGCCACCCTGACCGCTGGTCTGCAAGAAGCGGTTGCAATGATTGAAGAACTGAAGGCGAAAGTCGCCGCGTTAGAAGGAGCAGCATAATGCCAATCGGGCTCAAAGGTAACACAGATGGGTCGGGTGCCGTCCAGATCGGTGGCTCGGATGCGATCACGATCAGCACAGGGCTAAATACCACGTTCGCGGGCACGGTCACGGCCAGTGGCGGTGTGCTGTACCCACTCACCTCCGGCACCGCGATTGCTTCCACGTCCGGTACAGCGCTTGACTTCACAGGCATACCGTCGTGGGTTAAGCGTATTACGGTGATGTTTAATGGGGTGAGTACGAACGGTACTTCGCCGGTACAAATTCAACTTGGGGATGCGGGCGGCGTAGAAACTACAGGTTACACAAATGCTGCATCGTGGGGTGGAAGTGGTAATACCAGCTATAGCACGACTGGATTTTCTGTTTTAGCGTCTGGCGTTATGTCAGCCAGCACTTCGTATAGTGGTGTAGCTATTATCGTATCACTTGGGTCAAATACTTGGTGTGAAACTGGCACTATGGCGCCAGGAAGTTCGTTAGCCGCGTCTTACAGTGCGGGGTCTAAGGCACTGTCTGATACGCTCACCCAAGTCCGTATCACCACAGTCAACGGCACCGATACATTCGATGCAGGCTCCATCAACATTCTTTACGAGTAAATAGCCATGACGATGCCCACGGACAGCGCCGTCAACGTGGTCTACTGGATCAGGCGTCCAGACCACGATGATATTCGTTGCCAAGGGTACGTTGGCGTTACAAAACGGTTTGACCGCCGATTGTTTGAGCATAAAACGCTGCGGCAGAATATCCATTTGACGCGTGCAATTGCTAAGTATGGGTGGGATAATTTAATTAAAGAAAAGGTAGTGCTTGCTTCTGAATCGTACTGCTTAGATGTTGAACAAAAGTTGCGCCCGGAAGATAAAATTGGCTGGAATTTGGTAAAAGGTGGGGGTAAACCTCCTTTAACAACAGGTAAGCGATATACGCGTAATGTGCCTGCGTGGAATAAAGGTAGGCCTGTACCGTCAAGCACTAAAGAAAAAATTAGTGAAAAGGTTAAAACGCTTTGGGAAAACCCGGCGTATCGAGAACACATGTCGGCAGCGCACATAGGCAATCCAAGTGGCGCTAAAGGCAGAAAGCATACGCCAGAAGCGCTTGCGCGGATGCGGCAAGTAAAACTTGGTAAGAAAGCGTCGGAAGAAACGAAACAAAAAATGTCGGCTGTTAAGCGTGGCAGAAAAATGGCAACGATAGTTTGCCCCCACTGCAATAAAGTTGGTGGTGTTGGTGCAATGCGTCGCTGGCACATGGATAACTGTTTACATAAAGAGGTTGCCAAATGACTATGATTTTGGATGGGACTCAGGGGATCACATTCCCAGACACCAGCAAGCAGTACAACAGCTATTACTCGTTCAAGAACCGCATCATCAACGGTGCTATGGTCATCGACCAGCGGAATGCTGGGGCGGCGGTGACTTCAAGTACATACTGTCCAGACAGGTGGAGAGTCGAACAAACAACAGACGGAGCGTTTTCTGCTCAACAGGTAAGCGATGCCCCAACAGGTTTTGTTAATTCACTGAAGTGGACTGTTACGACGGCAGATGCAAGTCTTGCTGCTACTCAGTATGCAACAGTGCGTCAGGGCATTGAGGGGTTCAATACCGCAGACCTTATGTGGGGTACTGCAAACGCTGCGATAGTGACGCTTTCATTCTGGGTTAAATCTAGTTTGACAGGCACATTTGGCGGTGTGTTTGGTAATGCTGCGTTTAATCGTTCGTACCCATTTACATACACAATTTCTGCTGCGAATACTTGGGAGCAAAAAACCGTAACCATTACCGGCGATACAACTGGAACATGGGAAAAAACAAACAGTGCCGGTATTCAACTGTACTTTGGTCTTGGCGCTGGCTCTACTTATAGCGGAACTGCCGGTGCTTGGACTGGTTCAGGTTTAATTTCTGCCACTAGTGCGGTCAATGTAATGGGTACGCTCAACGCTACATGGCAGGTCACCGGCGTACAACTCGAAAAAGGCAGCACAGCCACGAGCTTTGATTACAGGCCGTATGGTACGGAGTTGGCGTTGTGTCAGAGGTATTATTGGAAACTGTTTCCCAACGATGCAAATCGTTTATTTGGTGCTGGTCAATGTTTTAGCACTACCGCCGCAGGCGTTCAAATACCGTTTGAAGTTCAAATGAGAACTAGACCAACGGCACTAGAGCAAAGCGGAACTGCTAGTCATTACAAGATATTGAACTCCGGCGGAAGCGACATAGCTTGTAGTGCTGTTCCTGCGTATAACGCTTCTACAACAGATTACATGGCTTGGATAGCGCTGACTGTTGCAAGTGGGATTACCGCAGGTAATGGAACAACTTGTTTGACTAATAATGCCGCTGCATATCTTGCATGGAGTGCAGAATTATGATTTTTAAAATACTTCTAAAATTAAACGAGACAGATGAACAAATATACGCCCGTATTGATGACGATGGTTTGTGCCGTTTGACTTGCACCGCAGATTATCCAGAGTTTCAGAAGTGGCTTGAAGAAGGCAACACACCGGAACCAGCTGACGAGGTAACGGAGTAATGGACTCGCAGGTCTTATTCAATATCGCTGTGGCTATTGCCGGGTTCTTCGGCGGCTGGGTGTTGAACAACATTCACCGATCGATCGACCGGCTGGATACCGACGTGCGGGCGCTGCCGCACACCTATGTGACCCGTGAGGATTACAAGGAAGATATCCGTGATGTCCGCGACATGCTGACCAAAATCTTCGACAAGTTAGACCACAAGCAGGACAAGTAACCACAGGAGGTACTATGAAAGGTTTTATCCTTGCAAGAGCCAAAGAGCCATCCACATGGCGCGGTTTCTTTCTGTTTCTGGCTGCCGCTGGCGTGCCCATCG